CCTGCTAAATAAATGATTGCATCTTCCGTTCCTCTTTTACGGATTTCTTCAAACATTTTTTCAAATACTTGTCTATACTCTTTGTGTCTTTTTACATTACGGATGTGAACATCGGCAATGTGGTAAATTGTTTTTAATTTACTACTCATAGTGAGTTTATTTTGTTTAACAATAATTCTTCGGAAGAAAACTCTTTTGCTTTACCTAATTCTTCGTAGAATTTTTCATACCCCATATCGGCGGCATCTTTATCTTTAAGATACATCATTTTTACATGAATACCATTTTTTCTAAAATATTCGGCAGCTTTAAGTGCCTCATTTATTGCATCATTATCTAATGAAATAATAATATCGGTGATACCACTCATAAAGATTTTTTCAACCAATGTTCTGGATGGAAATTTCCCTAAAAGTGGAATCGCATTTCTTTTAATTGTGATTGCATCAAACACACCCTCACAAAGTATAATTGGTTCATTCCAATTTACTTGAGAGTCAAAACATATTACATTTTTACTGATTGGAGGATTTTTGTATTTCATTTTCTCTTCCGGATAATACGAACGAGAAACGAAGTAATTTAATGACCCATCGGAATTGTATGATGGTATAATTACTCTTCTAGAATAAAGACCTTCAGTACAATATCCTATATTATATTTGATTATGTCCTTTTCAGTAATACCTCTTTGAGTAAGGTAATGCATTGCGTGTTTATATTCGGGATTAAACCCATTAGGAACCTCATTAAGAGATTTAAATTCTTTTGGTAGGGAAATGAACACCTTCGTATCTGCATCCTCTAATTGTGGGTTATAATTAGAATCTCCATATATTTCTCTAATGATAGAAATAGTCTTTCTA